TACTTTCAGTAATATTAAATACAGAAGATAATCCTAATAAATTAGAGAAATTAATTTCTGTTATAGGTCTAGCTTGAATAATATTACCTTTTACATCTCTTGTAAAATTAGATCCTATAAATGTTGGAGCATTTTGTGTATTAATAGGGGCACCTAAACTATTTGTAGCTCTCTTAATTATTGTACTTCCTAATCCATAAACAGAACCTGGTCCACCTACATAGAAAAATAATTCTCCATCATTAAATGTATTAATCCCTAAATCCCTTGCTATAGTACTATCAAAAGGGCCTTCACCTGTAGCTCTATTATTAATTTTAAAAGTAGTTAAGCTAACTAACCTGTTTTGTTTTGTAGATTTATGAGAAACAATATATTCATATTTGTTTTGTGCAAATTCTAAATCTTGAACAGTTGTTCCTGCATTTGGGTGATGAAAACCCGTTCCTCCTTCAGCGATCTGCGTCATTAAGTTTCTTCCATCATTGTATGCTCTAGTATTTGAAAAACCACCGGATTTACCTGACTCTATATTAGGATTAGAAAACATTAATCCTCTTTGTTTATCTAAAAATGCTTTACCCTCAGGGTAAGATAATAAGAATCTATCAATCCTAGCAAAGTCTTCCCTAGCGGCTAGTTCTTCATATGAACCACCACGAATAGGAAAATCTAAACTAAGAGCCTCTGTAGTTAAAGAATTTAGTTGGGCTATAGTTTCAGGAGCTGACCTTTTTATAAAAGGTTGTCCTGTAAAACCACCACCTCTAATATCTTTACTATATTTTTGGTCTATAGAATTAAATTTAAAACTATCTGGGTTATTATATAGTTGTCTTATAGACATTATTTATTTTTAGTTTATTGTCTATTACCACCTACATTTTTTCCATCTCCACTATTTCTATTACCTGCGGGAGTTCTATTTGATACACCTGCTCTAGCTGCAATATCTGCTGCTTCAACTTGTTGCTCGTAGGTTAATTCTTGATTAGGAAGATATTTTTGTTGAAATCCACTTTTAGCATCTCCAATAGGGTTAGGTGATAAATCTAAATTTTGGGATGGTTTTGTCTGTGATGCATTATAAAGGGTATTAGCAAGTTTTACATTAGGTGTTCCATCCATTGAGTATCCTGGTAGTTTAGGGTCTTCATAATGTAAAGCTGAACTATATAGAGCAGTTTCATCATTTCTACCGTAAGCTTGATAAGTATTTCCAGCAGGGGTTACTTGTCCCTGTTTAAATCTAATTAGTGATCCTTGACCACTTTTAGGGTTATTGTAATCGTTTAAAATTGCCATAATATTAATTTTTGTTTGTTATAAATATTTTATATTGAGTACTTCCTTGTATTAACTGCTAATGCTGGTTGTAATCTGTTTGATACCCTACCACCATCTAAATTAATTTGTGCTTGTGATGCCCCGTCTCTTACTGCTTTTGCGATAGCTGTTATATCTGCTTGAGATAGTCCAGCGTTTCTTCCCCCTTTAGCTATACCAGGTGCCATTACAACATCATCATTTGCTGTTCCTTGTATTAAACCACCTTCTCTAGTTGATATAATAGGTCCTTTACCTGCAGGGATAATTGCATCACCTACCTTTTTTGAATTTGCTATTGCAGAAATAATTCCAACAGTTGCAAATGTAATAGCTGCTGCTACAGCAAAACCACCAATCCCAGCAAGACCTACTCCTATAACTCCTGAAGAAACTGCCATTTGTGCTAAAGAAGCTACTTGTTTAACTAAACTTATACCTGCTAAAGATATCATAGTTCCATAAAGAGCTGTAGTATTTGACGCTGCGGCCGCCATCAATTCTACAAATGGTGCAAAAGAAGCTGTAATTTTTTCTAAAGATTTAGCTAAACTATCTTGTACACTTAATCTTTTAGCGTCTTCAATACTCATACCTGATCTTATCGCGGCTTCATCTTCTGATAGTCCTTTTGCTAGAGATTGTTGGAATATCATACTAGATATTTCATCTCTACTTAACCCTATAGCTCCAGCAATTGCTTCTTGTTCTATTCTTGTACCACTAGCAAAAGAATTAATTACTTCTTGATTATTTCCTATTTCTTCTGTTACACCAGCTAAATCATTTGTCAAAGCAAAAAATCTTGCCCTCTCTAAATTAATTTGTTTTCCAGAAATAACTTCAGCTTCAAATTCAGCAGCAATAGAAGATTCAATATCTAATAATCCAGAAGCTATTTGATCTACTTGTGTAAGATTTAATCCTAATTTTTTAGCTTCATTGGCGGTAGCTCCCATTAATTCTAAATTACCTCCAAATGTTATAGCAATTGAATCGGAAATGGAGCCTATTTGTTCTAGTATCTGTTGTTGTGAAATACCAGCACTAACACCATCATAAATGTTTGAAGCTGCAATTTGTAAATTATCACCTGAAGTTTCAGCAAAAAGTGCTAATCTATTAGCCGATTCTGCTGATATTCCCATTAATTCTCTTAACTCACTTGCTTCTTTTACATTAAATTCAGAAAAGGCTTGATTAGCATTAAATCCAAATTGTTGAGTTAAACCAACTAAAGTTTCAAGGTTATCTACTTGACTAATAAGGGAACCTGAAGCATTAGAAATATTATTTGCGGTATCACCTGTTAATCTTCTAAAATTAGTTTGAGCAGTATTTATTTTACTAAAAGTCTTTACAAATGAACCTAATATAGCTAAGCTAATACTAAGAGGATTATTTATAAATTTTACAATAGTGTTTCCAGCTGCTTTAAGACCTAATGCCATAGATTGAACACCACTTAAAGCTTTACCTTGTTCTGCTACTTGATTTTCAGTAGTTTTAACTAATTCTTCTAAAGCTTTATCTGCTATATTTCCTAATCCTGGGATTGCTCCTAATAATTGTAAAAAGTTAGTAGCAGGCTCTATACTTTGTAGTGTTGCCTTTCTTAATTGATTGGAAGTTTTAATTTGTTCTTTTTGGTAAGCTGCAAAAAAAGCTGTTTTTTCTTTATCGGTTTTTAAAGCACCTTCTGTATTTTTTCTTCCTTCAATAATATTACTAAGTTCCGTTTCAGCTTCTTTTGTAATTATTTTTTGTGCATCTAGTTTACCTTGTAAAGTTTTTTTCTCATCACCTGTAGCCTCTGCTATTTTATTTACAAGTTTTTGTTCTGTATTTAAAAAATTATCTCTTGTTTTTGCAGTTTTTATTGCCTCTGCTACTCTATCTCTTTGAGTTTTATTTAATGATTTATTAATACTATTACTTATAGCTGTTTGTTTAGCTAATAATTTTTCATTTTTTATATTTTGTCTAGTATAAGATGAAATATTAGAAAGTGAAGTTTCTTGATTTAATAGCTCTTTAGATATAGATCTACTATTACCAAGAATTTCTTTATCAAAAGAAAGGGTTTTAGCTTTTATACCTAAAAGTTCTCTTATACTTTCAGTAGCACTAAAAGAAGTATCTATATCAGCCTTTCTAAGACCTTTTAAAGATTTTTCTATCGCGGCAGTCTCTCGAAGTTCTTTATTAAGATCTTTTTGATTTTGTATTTCTTTGGGTGTAGCCATAATTAAATTATATCATATATAAATATAAAAAATGCCTACTTTTTAGTAGGCATTGATGTATTATAAACATTAGAAGGAGTAATATTTGGTCGTTGTATATCTTTAGAATTATTTTTAAGTTGGCTATTTGATTTATTATTAGCTTCCTCTTGTTTTTTATAATGTTCTTCTAATTTTTTATAAGTAAAATTACGAAGCCATATAGGCATATCATACACAGTATGCCAATCATAACCACCTTGGCCATGAAATACTATTTCATGTATTTGAGAGAATAAATTTTTTCTATACTCGGGCGTCAGGCCAAAAAAAGGTAAGGTCTACTGGAATAGTGATGGCCTCCTCTACATCATCTCCATAGTATTTAAGTTCAACATCAGGTGAAATTCTACGGATTTCTTCACGTAATGATCTAGCGTCTCTAGCTAGTAAATAGGTATCTACAAATTCTCTTATTGTTTTCTTTTCTCTGTCACCATCTATTGAAGTAATCATATATTTTAATCTAGTAGTAGCTTCAGGGATAAAATCTTTTTTAATTTTCTTTAACCCTTGGAGTTCTCTATCTATAGATTTATCGTCTCCATGAGTAAGAAGTTTAAAGGTTAGTGATGTTTTTGAATAAGGTAAAGTAAATTCAAATTCATTTACTCCTTCCTCTTTTAAATCTTTAGGATCTAAATTTTTATCATTTAATGTAGTTAAATCAATTGTAAAATTTTCAACTTTATTTGAAGTAGGGTTAAAGGCATTAAAATTATAATCTTTACCATATCCTAACACTCTAGCACCTACTAATAAAGCATTTTTATCACCAGTAACTAAATCATTATAGTTTATTTTAGATACTATTAGTGATTCTAATAATTTATCTAATACGATGCCTTTTTGAATATAGTTAGTATTTGTTAAAATATCTTCTTCTTTAGCAGTCATATATTTCATTTCCAATTTACCAGACGATAATGGATTATCCTTAGGATAAATTAATCCTTTAGATGGTAATTCAACAACTTCGGTTGGGAACTTAAATTTTGATTCTGTAACTTTTTCTTCCATACTTTTAAAACTTATTTTTTTACGGATATAAATATATAAAAAAGAAAAATGGTGCCAAAAAAGGCACCATTCTCAAAGGTATGGAGGGTTGGGTAATTAAAAGTTTAATATACAATAATCCATTGCAATAGTGATATCTAAATTGATAGCTGCATCAGCTGACCAATCATATTCACCAAATGTAGCAGTTTTACAGTAAGCCCCTTTGATAACCCATTCACTTACTACATCTCCTACTGGACCTAATATATCTAATGTTAAATTTTTCTTATAAAAATCTGAATATCCATCTCTACCAGTTACACTTTCATGTGCTAATCTAGCCCATTCCATTATAGCTTGAGCTCCTGATGGAGTTATAGGATCATATAGACCTAAGGTCATATCATTCCATCTGACTTTTCCTTTTATTTTTCTATACACATTCATGTGGTCAAGAATGATTTCACCCGCTTCAAATCCAGGTGCAGTTACATTTTTAATTAAATATGCTGGGATACCATCTACATATAGTATAAATCTATTTTGAACTTTTGGTTCAAAAGCGGTATACATTATTTCGTTAGGGTCTAATACTGCCATTTTCTATTGTTTATTATAAATATTGCCTTTTTTATTTTTTAGAATTCAACTCCCGTTGATGTTACGTTAAAGTCTAATATAATGAATTCAGCTGTTTTAGTTGGTTGGATAAATATTTGTCCTACCATTTGATTTCTATCAATTACTTCAGCTGTATTATTTGTATCATCCATTACTACTCTATAAGAAAATAATCCTTGTCTTTGTTGGATAGATTCTAAGAATGGATTTACTTGGTTTATAAATCTATTTCTAGTAGCTGCTGTATTTTGCTCAAATAATAATGTATTTCCAATATCACCTATTACTCTTTTTAGTTCAATTAATAATCTTCTAACATTTACTCTATCTAAAGCAGTTGCTGCAGTTTGTAATGTTTTCTGACCGAATACTACTGTTCCATTTCCTGGAAATTGAGCTATTGGATTAACTTTTGCTAAATATAATTTATCTCTATCTGCTGGAGATAATTTTCTTTCAGTTGTAATTACACCACCTACACCACCTCTATTAAATCCTGCTGGGGCAAACCATTCAGCACCTAATCTATCGTTTGTAGCATATACTCCTGGCATTACTGTTGAAGCCGGTACAAAAACATTTTTACCAGTTTCAACTCCTTTCACTTGAACATGAGGCCAATAAGTAGCAGCATAACTTGAATCAACTGTTGTTGCTGAAGTTATTGCTTGGTTTAATGTTGAGCCATAATCTCTAGTATCAACTATTGCTATAGCATCACCTCTTTGTGTAACACAATCAATTGCTGAATTTACAGCAACATTTCCATTTTGGATTGTTACACCTGGTATGGTTAATATTTCAAAATCATACTCATCTGTATTTTTTAATAAGTCTAATGATGCTGTATAGTAAGCTGCTTCTAATCCTTGAATTGAAGAAACATCTATTTCATCATACATTTTTAATCTTGTATTTCCATTAGCACCTTTTCCAAATACGCTACCTGCTGCTCCTGTAAATGCTCCTTGATTTGAACCACTACCTATTTGAGGTAATGATGAAGTAAGTGCTGGTTTAAAGTTACCATCACTATCTAAATAATCTAGTGTTGGTGAACCTACTGCAGATACTCTTACAAAACGGCTATTGTTAGAATAAGATCCAGTAACTTGTACAAATCTATTTCCGTCACCATCAGTATCAAAATTTCTTCTTTGGTTACCAATTACTTGTTCTATATAATTTGGTGAATTAGGATCTAATGATAAATCTACCCAAGATTCTAATATTGTTTTTCTACTTGTAGTATCATCCCCTCTTCTAATTAATAAATTAAATGTACCACTTCCCGAATCAACATTTGCAATTTCATATCTTACATTTTCTGTTGAACCCTTTACTAATGAACCACTTGTAGATACACTACCTGAGTTATTCATTATATCACCTTCTGATAAGGTTTCTAATGTAAATGATGCAGAATCAGCATGCATAATTGCTCTTACTTCTGTACTTGCGGGTGCATATGAAGCTGATACAATTCTAGTAACAACTGCAGTTTGTCCTCCTTGCTGGAAGTAGTTATTGATTGAAATATTTGTTAAATATTCATATTTTATACTTGCACTTGTAAATGATCCACCAAATTTATTTACGTAATCACTATATGAAGTAACTACTGTTGGGATATTTACTGGACCTTTTACTGTAGGTCCTAGCACTGCTAGTCCTGCTACTATAGGTCCTTGTGTAACAAGTGATTGATCGTTTTCACGTGTTAAAACTCCTGGGGATAATAATGTTTCAGCCATTGTAATAATTTATTTTTATCAATAATAAATATATAAGAAATTTTTAAAAATATTATTCATTATTGGTTATT